GACGAAAACCAAAAGGCTTATTAACGTTAGCCATTTGAATCTTCCTTACAAAAAATTAGTCTTCGGCCTTACGAGGGCCACCAAAGGTAATTCTCGACTGTCTATCCGGCTTGACTACTCGCATCGTGTCGTGAGCATTAGCTTTCATCAAATCGTTATCTACAGCCGTAATTTGATCACTTGCCCGCTGGTTGTAATGCGCTTGGCGTTCCTCCGCTATCTCATCAGGAATTCTTGCCAGCATGACATCGCCAACGCCAATGACGCCAGCATGAATGCCGCTTTGAATCGATGGGGTCACAAAGTCAGGGTACTCTTCAGCACGAACCAGTTCATACCCCTCACGGAGTTTTCCTGCTACGTTCTTGCTGTCATCTGTACCACCAGCCTGTGTCCTAATCCAACGATGGCGAAATCCAGGAGGTGCGGGAGGTGCATCTAGGTCCGAAGGACGTACCCACGACTTTTTGCGCTCCGTCTTTTCACGGGTTGCAGAAGCACGAGTTGTGCGGTCAATTTTTACTTGATCAGTCATGTTTATCTCCTTACGTACTTAGCGTACTCTTCCAGGGGGACACCAATTCGTTTAGCCATGGCCACTTCACTTGGTGTGAGTTTGATGGTCCTGCGCCCATTTTGGCTCACGGGGGTGCCGCGAGTTGCAGGAGCAATACCGGGGGCGTCTACATTGGTATTGACCTGGGGTTTACGAAACTTGTGCGGAAACTCCTTTCGGATTCTCCGATTTAGCTCATCGTAATACTCATCACTTGACAAGTCAAACCCTTCTTGTTCTAGCTGGGAATGAATTGCGTATGCCCCATTAGTCATAACCGGGTCCTCGCCAAACCACTCGTTTTCCTCGGCCCACTTTTCGGCCTTTGGATCAGGACCACGTTGTTGTTGAACGGGTTGCTGATAAACAGGTTGTTGGTAAGCGGGTTGCTGGACTGGCTGTTGAACAGGCTGCTGCACTTGCTGGGGGCGTTGCGCTGCAGCACGCTGGAACTGGTCCTGCTGGATCATCAGTTGAGAGAGGAACTTCTGGGCCTCAACAACCGCCTTTCCATCCCCACGTTCCACGGCATCCTGCAGATTTGCCTCAGCAATAGAGATCTGAGACTCGATCCGGCCCTTGGCTTCAGTTAAGTATCCCTGATCTAAGGCCTGAGTCCGGGCCTGCATTTGTTGGAGATTGGCCTGGACCTGCTTGGCGTACTCCAGGGCTGCCTGCTCCCGGCGCTCCGCCTCGCGCAGCTTGGCGGTCATCTTCTCAATGCGTTTTTTGACCTTGGCGCTGTACTCCTCGTGCTCCTGGGTACCGCGCTCGGGGACCCCTTTCTTGGCGGCTTCTTCCGGTTCAACAGCAACCGGCTCCTTTATTTCAGCCGTACCGTCGTCTGCGATTTCAACCTCGGCACCCTGTTCGCCTTCGCCCAGGTTGAATTCCAGTTGGTCATCCCCAGCGGGGACTTGGACCTCGTCTTTAACTTCTTCGTTCTCAGGCATGGTTTTTTCTCCTTAGACCATGTGTCGGATATCTTCGGGATCCTGGATGGTGGCCAGAATCTCGTCGTCATTCAGGATTCGGATCTCCCCGTCGTCTATGCCAATGCGGGCACCGGCATAACGGCCAAAAATCACCCAATCCCCCTTCTCGCACCACGGGCCGTGGGGAAACTTCTCCTTGTCTGCATAGGCCAGGGGCCCAAGAGACACGACATACCCACATACCGTAGCGATTTGTTGCCGTTCGGCAGCCTGTTCAGCCAAAACAATGCCGCCCTTGGTTTTCTTGGGTGGCTTAAATGGCAAAACCACGATCCGCCAGCCAGTAGGCTTTGGGATTCGGTCCAAAACGCTCTGATCCATGTTTTCTGGACGGTTTTGAGCCTCTTCCTCGTCAGCTTTCTGTTCAGCGGCGCGTTCGTCTGCCCACTTCTTCTGTAGTGCTGTCATTTCTGTCATCAATTTCTCCGTTATTGCGTGGCATCCGCCACGAGGTTAGGGTTTCTACTTATCGCTTTCTACTTTCGTCAGTATCTCTGTCATACGGTCTTCGACCATTTGCAAAGCTCGAACCTCACCAACAAGGCCGTGGTAGTGCCCGAGATCTTTGACGCCTCCGTAAATCATTTGCTCACCGATCTCGTGTTTGCGAGACCGGATGAGCTTGTAAAGTTGTTCGACTAGATGTTCCATTAAGTGATCTTGCACCCCTTGGTTTTGCGGGCGGCCCCCTGACCACGGACGTTCACCATTCCGCCACTTTTGTAGCCCGCTTCGTTATAGGCCTCGTACTCACGAGCCTCCTGCGGGACTGAGTAGTACATTTCCTTGGCCATTTTCTGGTCGTCGCGAGCTGCTTTGGCCATAGTGGTGGAGATTTTAGACAAAAAGTCATCTTCTCCCTGAATTCCACGCTGCATCATTTCGCGGGACTTGGCCAGTTTGGCCTTTTCCCGGGCAGTGGTCGGGCGGTAGTTACGGGGCATGATTAACTCCTAATAAATTTTGGTTGGTACTTTGGCATCCTTGCGCATGACCTCTTTTACAGGGCCTGGCACGCCTCCACTCTTCATTCCACGGGCTTTTCCTGCCTTTTTCAAGGCAATCGCAACGGCCTGTTTCACCGCTTTTTTCTTGCTGGCGGGTTTGCTGGTGCCGATGGACCCAGACTTTTTGTACTTGCGGACCATCTCAGAGATGTTTCCGCTGATTGTTTTTTGACTACTGCCTTTTTTGAGCGGCATTTTGTACTCCCATTTGTTGAAGTCGCATTAAGGTTAGATCAGCTTTCTGGTCAGCGATACCCTCCTGGGAGGCGATCCGTGCTGCATCAGTAGCCGCTTTTTGTTGCATTTCTTGCTGTTGGAGACCAATTTTCTGCTGGTCCATTTGCATACGAGCCTGGTCCGCCTGCGCCCGCTGGGCCAGTTCCTGTTCTTTAAGCTTGATCAGCGGATCGGGTTGACCTTCGCCAGACAGTTGGCTGGACAGTTGACGTAACTCGCCCATGCCCTGAGCCACTAGCATTGCGACCATAGCCTCTTTCTGGATGTCCGAAACCATGCCCTTACCTTCTGGGCCGTACTCGGCAAAGATCTGGGCCTCGACTTGCTCCTCGGCCTTGATACGTACGTGTTCAAGTACGTGCTTTGTCAGGACCATGGCAGCTAAGGGATTACCCTGAACAATTGGGCTCATGCCCTGGAGCATGTGGCTCACGATGTGGGCATCGTGCTGCTGACCAGCAAAGGCTTTTAGCTTCTTGCCATCAATTGCGTCAGCGTTTTCCGTTGCCGGGTCTTTTGGTTTGGGCTCCTGGGTATCGTCATAATTCAGAATCATGTCGATGTCCCGCACTCCCAGGGCCTCGTACATCCGGCGATAGGCCTCATACAGGTTGTGCATCTGAGGGGCAGACTGGGCCAGTTGCAGTTGAGTCTGCGCCATCATGATGCGCTGGGCCGAGGAATGCACGTTGGGATCAGCCACCGGCAATATGTCGATACGCTCGTCAAAATCCTCCTTAAAGATCTTGCGATCGCCGCCCTCGACCTCATACGGATACTCATCGGGCAGGTGTTTGGCCATGCAGTTGGCCAACAGTTCAAACTCAAGCTTTTGTGCGTAATGCAGGCGCTTGTGGATGCCCGACATAACATTGGCACCCTTTTCTAACAACGCTATTGTTGTTCCCACCGCAGCTTGTTGGTTACCGTCGCCCACCTGCATGTCAGCAATGCTGGCAAGTCTGCGACCAGAATCAATACAGAATCCCATCAGGGTATAGAGCGTCTGGCTGGGCTCTTTGTAGGGCAGTGGCAGCAATGAGGACGCTAGATCCGCGCCACCCGCATCGATGTCTCTCCATTCGCCCGGCTGCAAGGGGTTGTCGTCATCCGCGATCCGCAGGCCACGAGCTTTAAATCCGGCAGGCAGATTAGCCAACGTTCCGGCATCCAGCAACTGCCGCAGGGCAGAGGTGGCGGCACGGTTTAGGTTGCCAATGAGGTGTACAAGACCATAGCCCATGCATCCGGGGCCAGGGAGGAACATGTAATGAACGTAATATTGCTCCGGGCAACACGTTTCATCGTCCTCGCGCCAGTTGCGGTAGATGGATAGGACTTTGCCGCTATCCTTGTCAACGGTGATGATGTACGGCTTTTTGATTCCGTCCTTGTCCTCAAAGCCAGGGACGTCATACAGAATATGCGCCTCTAGGAGCGTGTATTCCTCATCCATATAGCCCGGAGTCTGGCCAGACGCACGATCTTCCGCATCCGAGATTGGAGTTTCGCGAGGCGTAACTGGCGCCTCTTCCATCGCAACATCCAGATAAACGCCCGCCACCTGCGCTTTACGAAGTTCGTTGGCAGACATAGGCACCACTTGAATGCAGCGCTCATTTTCCCAAGGATTGCTCGAACCATGATAGGGCATCACAAAGTTATCGGGGGTAATGAAGGGCGATACACAGCGCTTCTTAGCCTTGTCAAAGTAAACCTTCTTAAAGGCTGACCCACCATAGCCCACGTACCAGAGCATTTGGTCAAAGTCTGGCGTGTATTCCTTCATGACCGTGGTGATCTCGTAGTTCATGTAGTCTTTTACACGCTGGGCTTGTGCCTCACGGCGACGGTTACTTGCACCGATCACGGTCGTGCGCACGGGCCCGCCCGGGGGCATGAGTTCTTTCATAGCCTGGGCAGAAAACTGGGTAATGGCTTCCGTCAGCATGGGAACAGACACACCCGATGCGCCACGGAAAGGCTTGGTCCGGACTTCGTATTGAAAGCCCAGGCTTTTGAATCCTTCGGCATAGGTCCGCTCCCACTCTTCGCGGGAGGCTACGTCGGCGTCGAAATATTCAAGGATCTCGGAGCCAATGTTGGCCAGATCAGACTGATCTAAATACTTGGCAAGGTTTTCGTAGTGTTTGGTTTCTTGCTCTTCTTCCTCTTCGCCCATTGTAATGGTTGCACTACCATCAGCGCCGATCTCGATGCTTACGCCTTCGTCCTCGTCAGGACCTTCTTCTTCGATTTCCACGTCTACTTCGGGCGCGAGCATCTGCTCTTCGCCCACGGCGCCAAGCGCTTTTTCAATGTTGTTAGGTTTCTTTTTCTTGGCCATTACATTGCCCGATCATATAGTGGTTTATCTACCATGCCGCCCCTGGCACGATTTTGTGGTGGATTTTGCCAAACGGGCTGCGGTTCTTCCAGTCTGCCAACTGGTCGTCCGCCAAGTTTGTAAATGTCTTTCAGTGTCATTCCAATGCCGTCAGCAAACTCTTGAAGAAAGTTATTTAAAAACGATTCTTGCTGAAATGGGTCTGGCACTTCGCGCAATCTATCCAAAATATAGTTGAAGTCACCCAAATCTTCTGGGGTAACTTTATTTTGAGCAATTAATTCCCGATCAAGATTTCTCAAAAACTCTACCTGCCTTAAAATAAAGGGACTGTCGCCCTCAATAGACCTTACCCTTAGGTTTTCTCCAAGAGATGGTGGTAAGTAGCTTGAATCTTCGGTAAAGCGTAGAGGAACTTTGGCTTCTTGGGCCTCAAATCGATTCAAGAAATCCATTATTTCTTTATCGTATTTTTTTCCAACAGGGTCGTTTTTCCAGCCCTTAATTTGATGCACATTGGCGAACGGACCGTCATTAGTCATTCCAAGACGATCAATTTGAATGGTTGCGTGCGATTTACCTTCATTGTCTCGTAGGGCAAAAAACCGAGAAGTACCGTTTTTGTAAAAATTAGCATACTTCTCGTCCTCACTTAAACAGTGCTTTAACAACCGCCCCTCAATCATCATTCCGTCTTCATCAAGTTCTCTCCAACTAGCGCCTTTTCCAAGTGTTTCGGATTGTACGGGCATAAATTCACTTGTTCCAATAAGACGTTGTTTTGGAGTTACTTTTTGATAGTTATCTATCCGTTTATAGATTTCTTGAGGATCTGTAATGTTGGCATAGTCTTTTTGGGCCTTGACAACTAAATCCGCAAAAGAAGTATTTTTCCATTCCTCAGATGGAGTTCTATTCATGTAACCAAGAAGGTTGCGCATATCCACATGGGTTTCTTCAGCTTTTCCTGGAATGAAATACACGGGATCGCCATATTTGACTGCCTGTAAATCAGATTGTGTTGCAGTCCAATCAGGAAAACGAGGATCATAGATAGAATTTCTTTGCGACAAAGTATTGTAAGCAGGTACTCCCTTTTGAACATAAATTTTGCTAGCAATATCGTCTACTAAGTTTTCTGTTGCGGCCTTTAATAAGTCATTTTCTGTAAAAAGAGCGTTGTCGGGAACACGTCCTGTTTTTACAAACTCATCAAAAGAAGCGTCCATCGCTTTATCAAAATCTAATCGCCCTTTCGCGCTAAGGTCTTTTGGTCCAAGGTTTAATTCTTCAGATATGTATTGTTTAATCTCATCGCGGTAACGAGGATTCATTAAACGATTTTGAAATGTCTTTGGTCCATATTTAGCCACAATTGGTGTGGAATAATCATAGGTCTTACTAAGAAGTTCTCTTCCAATGTTTTGTTCTACGGGATTATTTGATTGAATAAGCCTACGAGCTTCACTAATATCTTGCATAGCTGATTCTAAATCTATGCCATAAAAATTATGTCTAGCTGATCCTACTGGAGGATTAAAAGTGGGCATGAATTCTTCTTTTTCAAAAGCTTTAAACAACGGATCGCTTGGAGAACCGTATTGCCGTTCGTAATAAGTCTTGGCCTTGGTGTCAATCCAATCCAAAATATCTTCAAGCTTTTGGCCTTGAATACCTAAATCCAGTTCAGCCGTTTTGGACAAGGCATTAGTCATCTCTTGGGATTGCACAGCGCCGCCACTTGGTTTTACTGCGGCGGGCGCACCGGCTTGCATGATGTTTCTTTGGTTAAGCACGAAGTCCATCATCTCTTCACGAGTGGCGTTGGGGTTGCCGGTGATTTGCCTGAAGGCCGGTAGCGTCATGCTCTCCACGCCTTTTTCCAGTGCCGCGATGCCTTTAGGAATCTGCCTAGCTACCGCAGCAGGGTTCACGAAGCCCATGCCAATACGGGTTGCGGTTTCTGCTGCCGAACCCGTGGGCTGATCAGCGATACCGGCCTGCCGGGCTTTCTCAATTAGGTACTCACTGCCGCCGACGGGCCTCTGGCTGCTCAAGCCAAAGGGCGTAAGTCCCATGTTGATGATGTCCACTGGTGCGCCAAGTAGGTCATACGGCAGGTACTGCGCCCCGCGCACGACGTCCCGGCCAATGTTGCGAAACGCCTGACCGGCGGGGGTTTGGCCTTCCGTGGGGATTGTGCCAACAGTCATCTGCTCGGCAATGTCCGCTACTTCACCCGTTGGTGGAGAGCCCGCTTGGCGGTACACAATGCCGCCGTTTGCAAAGCCGTCAATCTCTATGGGCTGCGCAGAAGCCATCTGTCCAACCGGGCCACCATCGGCAAAACCAAAGCTAAATCCGGAAACACCGGAGGTGCCCTGCGGTGCAACGCCCATAGCGTACTTTAGGGCGGCGTTTCTTTGTGCCGCACGACGGGCGGCATCCTTTTGGTATTGCTCAACTTTTGCCGTGTCAAGGGTAGTCGTTGGTTCTGGTCCGGTTGGTTCAGCGGCAAACTCATAAAGCTTTCCGCCCTGAACAAAATAATTCGGGCCATAGGCGATGCCGCCGCTTTGATTAGATTCAGCAACCGTTTGTCCTGTCCTAGGATCAATGTATGCCGTATTAAACTTTCCTGCAGATCTTGTTTGCAAATCAATGACGTTAGTTGGATTTTGCCGAGCAAGCAAAAAATCGCCATCTTGCGTTAGGTAGTACTGCCCTGGCGCATAAACTTGCCCAGTTGCCGGGTCAAGAACATTCCCGGTCCACCCACCTCTGTTAGCGGACTTTTCATAGATGCGAGCGGTATCGCCTTCTAAAAACAAAGATTTGCGATACGCCTCTGCCCGGGCGTTGTAGTCCTCAACCGCTTTGTTATATCTGTCGGCCTCTTCTTGTTGGGCCTTCAAATAAGCTTTTTCTGATGGCAGAAGTGTTGGAGAAGTAAGCTTTGCCAAAGAAGACACGCTGCCTCCCAAGGCAAACATCTGGGGCGTTTGTGGCATCTTGGGTACGGTCCTGCGTTGGGGTTGCCCCGCTTCTTGGGCCTTGCGCATGATTTGAAATGGATCGGCCTGCTCGCCCTGAGCGTACTGTTGCAGCACCGCCGCGCCAGGGGTTTTTCTTGTCGCCGCCCCGCCACCGTCTTCAATCATATCGGCCAACATCTCATTGACCTTGGACATCGTCACGCCCTCGGGGTCCGTGTCCGACAGGTAGTTCAATGCCAATGCAGATGTGTAGCTTGCGGGCAACTCCATCGGATTGAAAGACGCCGCGACCTGCACGCCGGGTTTCGTGGTCCGTGGTTCGGGTGCCGTGGTCCGAGGAGCCTGGGCAGGCGCTTGTGCTACTTTTGTAGTAGCACCCTTGTTAAACACAGAGAGCCACTTCTGTTGATACTTATCTGGCGTCAGACCTTGGTTTGCTTTTAACGCCGCCTCGGTCATCTGTCCCTGTGGGTTGCCCGTGTACCACACCAGCGGTACCTTGGACACATCACCACCGACCTGGCGCAGGATGTCACTTACCGCTAACGACGCAACCTGATCCTGCACTTCTGGAGGAGCGTCCTTGGCCCGTGGATACTCAGATCCCACGCCAAACTTGTTTGTATACCGTCGCCATGTATCATCAATAAACTGATACGCTCCGGAGGCAGAGGAAGACTTTGACCCAATGGTGTAATTGTTATTGGATTCAACTTCCCTGATCGTGGAAAGGATCTTTCCAACGTCTGCCGAGGTGTTTTCCGCCATGATTAGTAATATTCAAACGATTGTGGGCCCATCGTTTCCTCAATGAAGTCACTGGGCAACTGGATGAAGTTCCCCTGTCTAAACCGTATTACCGCTTGAACGCTTGAATCTGTCAAGTCGTCATTTGCTCCGTAAGGAAATTCCGCCATCTCCTCAACAAGCTCCTCGGCCCACGGTTCGTCCGGCGCCCACACGAACCCCGCTTCAAAAACCGGCGCAACAGAGTTGGCTCGAGCGATTTTATCCGTCCCAGATCTCCTCCCACCAGGGGAGTAGTTCACTACAGGTATCCCAGTGCGCCGCAACTCTTGCGTTAACGGCATACCAGAGGCCTTTGCCTCAATTAACACGCAGTCGGGGTCCCAAAACTTATACATCTCCAGCGCTTTTCGCTTTAGCTCAGGAAAATCCCACCGACCCTTCTTGGCGTCCAACAAAATCAGGTTGTCTTCCTCGCCTTCGATCGGCTCAAACACGCCCCAGGTCGTAATTGCGGAAAAATCCGCCGTTTCTTTCTTGGAATACGCCGTGTCGTAGCTCTGAATCACATATTTAAGCTTCGGAATCGTCTCGGACTGCCAAACTTTCCACCATTCCCGCTTAAAAATGGCCCCATCCTCGGCGGTTGGGTTTTGCATCCACTGCGCGTTCCAGTTTGCCACGGGCAAAGCGGCTTTAACCCGTAACAGGTCGTCCACTTTCCAGAATTCTGGCCAACAGGGCTCGCCTGAGGGCATGATTGCCGGAAATTCGATCACGTCCCACTGGTCTGCCACGGGACTTTTGGCCTGATCTTCTAATACTCGTCCGGTCAAGTCTACTTTTGACCATCGAGTCATCACCAAGAGGATCCTCCCGCCCGGCTGCAGACGCTGACGGGGCCCGGAAACGTACCAGTCATAGCAATTTTCCATCGCCGTCTCTGATAATGCGTCCTGTTCCGAGTGCGGATCGTCAATTACCAAGAAATCCGCACCCCGGCCGGTCATCGCCCCGCCCACACCGGCAGCAAAATACTCCCCGCCCTTGTTCGTCTCCCATCTTCCGGCCGCTTTTGAGTCCGCTGCCAGGGACACCTCAGGGAAAATCTCCTTGTAAATCTCCGAATCCATCAAATTTCGCACTTTTCGGCCAAACCGCTGCGCTAACTCGCCTGTGTGCGTGGCCTGAATGATCTTGGAGTCCGGACGACGGCCCATGAGCCAGGCCAAAAACAGATAACTCGTCAGTTCCGACTTGCCATGACGCGGTGCAATATTAATAACTACCCGCTTTAGGTCGCCGTCGATCAACTTTTTGAACTTCTCGGCCATGATTCTGTGGTGCGGGCCACAGATAAACCCCGGCCACACGTACCGCACGAACGCCAAGAAGTCGTTCTGGGCCTTTTCGCGTGCCTCAAGCTGCGCTAGTCGCAGCTCCAGCTTCAGAATTTCCTCTTCATCTGTCCCTTGTACTGACATCTTATCCTTTCTGGCACGTGATCCATGTTTCACGTGAAACGTTCGGGCACCGTGGACCACGGGTCGTTAGACACCCCTAAAGGTTGAAGTGCGGTGGTGCACGGACCAGGGGCCACGGTTGAAACAGCATAAGGCCAAGTTTTGAATTTTGCAAAAATTTTTGTGGGAAATCAGTTTTCAAAACAAGGGGGTGGGTTTTTACTGGTCAAGTTTTGACCACCTGGCTGGCTGCCGGAAACTGGGCTAAAGGGTCGAGGGTCTGAAGAATGGGGTGGTTTGAGGGATGAAGCGAGAGGCGAGCGGAGGACGCGAGTCGAAACGGTCAGGGACTCCAAGGCGGGCCCGCCCACCCCCGCCATCCTCCAAGGGACTAGTCCCTTTCCGATAGGTCGCATCAATCGGCTTTGCAATTCTCATTGCAACAAAGAATTAGACGGGAGATTGGTGGAGTGGTATGGCACTGCGTGCCATTGTTTGTAATGCGATTACAAACAAAAAAGCCCAGGTGCTCTCGCACCTGGGCCCAGGCCTCGCGGCCTCAGGAGTTAATCGGGATTACTTAATGATCTGATCTCCGCTTGAAACTCGCATTGCATTTCAATGAGTAGTTCCATTCGCGATTCGATCGCGGATACTTGGCGCCAATCTCCGGCCATATCGGCGCCATTGTATGCTTCGTCCAATCGCTGGAGTTCACGATTAATTGCTTCAATTTGATCTTCGAGATCCGCAATATCAGCAAGGCGGATTCTCTCGGCCCGGGTATACAGATCATCGGGATGAATTACATTCGGGTCTGATGTTCTACGCATTGTTTCATTCTCCTGTATTAATCCGATCGGCGGGTGCCGATCGGTAATGCAATTATACCGTAGTTTTAACTTTTTTTGTGGCCCGTTTTTTCTGGGGCACGACAAACCTTCCGACAATCTTAGATCCTTGCACCTGCGGTGCATACCACTCAATGTTGTAATGCGCATCATGCGAACAGGGCACCATCCACACGGTGAAGTCATTACCAAATCGAGTCATGATATCAATCAGGCCAGCGAGATCCCGCTTATCACTGGTGAGGGCCCAATCAAAAACACTCGATGCAAAAAAGTGGAATTGCTCTTTGCGCAATCCATCAAAAAACTCTTTGCCTTTTTGCTCTACCGTTTTGGGCGGGGTGTTGAAACTGCTTTTTGGATTTACTACAACCCTTGAGTTTTTCATGATTCTTTCTCCAGTATTAAAGCACCGGGGGCCCGGGGCTTCGCCCCATTATACCGGGCCCCCGATTTAGGGCCACTACTTTATTTCTATCGGGGCTTTCGCCCCGATAGTCTTAGATTACTAATGCATCAGCCGCTTCCCACAATCTCGAATTGATCCGCGCATCATCGCCCACGGACCGAAGTTCGCGAGTGCTCGAGCGGCGGCGCGTGCGATTAAGGTTAACTCCGCCGCGCATTATGTTTTCCTGAATTCGGTTTAATACCTTCCAGAGGGAATCACCCGAATCTTCAAAGCGGCGGCCGAGCAACAGACTATTGTGGTCAAGACCGGCGGGCCGGTCTTTGCCCCACCGAATCGTTGCGGCCGTGTCCGCTAACTGGCCCTGCTCGAGCGGCGATAAAACGCGGTCCATGAAACGCTGGATCCGCGTTTCAATATGATCGATCTTGCCCATAAACTCGATCGAGCGATCGCCCACAATTTCGGCGGCATTCGCGCGGTGCGTTACCGATACTTGACCCATGATCGAATCGCTGATGATCATGCCGTTACAGCACACCATGCGGAAGATCCCGGCCCACAATTTAAAGCCGCTCGATCCATCGTGCGAGTTCATTAGCACGACTTCGGGAAGCGACTCTTTCGCGATCGTGGGCGCATACTGCGGGCGGAAACGGATCAGGTGCTTGGCGAACGGCCGATTGTCCTGATCGCGGGATAAAGTCTGACCCGCGAAAACCGGGATCAGGCCCCGGCCCTGCAGCTCTTCCACCACTGAGACAGTGGGGACGAAACCATAACGGGAAGACACTTTATCGGCGGGCTGTTCCGCGAAAATGCTCGGTGCGATCGAGTGCAATTGATCAAGGGTAAAACCCGAATCGTTGCGCTGTTGTGTATATCTTGCCATTTTAATTCTCCTGTATTAACGCGGCCCGGGAATCGTGCCGCTGGAATAATTAGAACATTATCGGGAGATCCTGTCAAACGATTTATTTACTTTCCACACAAAAAACACGCCCGGGAAAACCCTGCGCGCGTATTCAATTGCCGCGCGCTTTGTTTTAAAGCGCGGGCCTACTGTTTCCCGCGTATTAGTTCCAGCCAGCCAATAAGACATTTTTAATCCTCCAGTATTTTATCCAATGCCCAAATTATTGCCGCCGCAATAAATACGGCGATCATGCCGCCCGCCCGATATCGCCCGCCACATGATGGCGGAGCATTGACCCCGGCGGCAGACTTTTAGCAAAGTCTATCAGCGCCTGCGCATCATTAGCGGCGCCGCTCTTACGCGTGCCATGCCATTGAATGGCCGTAGGTCCCTGTGCCGCATAACACCCGCCAGCACAATCGGTCCCTACTTTCTTTGCCCCTGTGCCATGGGCCACGAACACCACAATATAATCGCGATCGGCCCGCGCACATAACGGCTTGCCATTGCCGCATTGCATACACGTAAAGCCCTCGGATAATTCCGCCGGGCATTGAATAAATTTAGTGCCGCGATATTCATGGCCCCCGGACCAATCGGTCCCGAGTGGCGCGGCCACGACGGCAGGCCGCCCGGCCTGCACAGCATCAACGGCCGAGTCCATGTCGTCACAGCTCGCGTTGATTACAGTCTGCCCCGGCCCTGCAATCGGAATATCCCGCGCCGGGAAATGCGAATAAGTCCACGCCACGCCATTACGCGGCACCGCTTTTAATAGCGCGGTCAAATAATCGCGATCGATATCGTCCGCCCCGGTCCGTGGTTCGGGGTTCAGGCCGCATGATTTTGGGCACGTGCCGTAAGTATCACGGACCCCGGCCCTATATGTAACAGCGATTGGACCTGTCTTTTTATTGCTTGATACTGCTACCGTCTTAAGCATGGCAAAACCCTTTCTTCTGTATTGAGTCGCCAGTATAGCACGATTGTTTAGAATCTAAACATAATACTTGAGCAAAAACCAGTGGTCATTATTTGATCAGCGGCCCGCGCGGGCGCGGGCATAAGGGAAAAAGGCCCACGGATCAGGGAC